GCGCTTAATCCACTTGGTAGGAATAATCCTTCCACCCGAAAGCTTCCGGGAAAACGGACCAGTGTTAGTGAAACACGGCTTTTAGAGCCATGGTCCGAGGTTGTACCACTGCTGAGCAAGGCTCTTCGCTAACCGAAGGCGAGTAGAGCCGGTGAGAGGGATGAGATTTCTCCCACCCCCTTCTCCGGTCTGCAAGCTTTTAAGCTCGCGAATCGCTTCGAGCCTAGCATTGGGACTCTCCCTCGTTAAGATATTCCTAACGAGAAAGTGGTGACGCATTACCTTACGCCGATACTTTTCAGTATCAGTCTCAGGTAATTTCCAAAGAGAGTGAAGTAAATAACCCTCTGAGGTGTCCTCCCGGGTATAACCCGGTTCTGTGACGTGCACGAAATGATATCCTTCGATACCATGTAATGCACGACTCGGGGTGGCTTCATCGAAGTTAGAAATGAAGCCACCGTCTCCAAACCCGTCAGGTACCCTCAGCCGTAAGGCTAAAGGGACCGCCGAGACAAGGAGATCAAACGCCCTGCGAAGCCTAGCATCACAGCCGAAAGAATTCCGTCTGTGCGCCAGGCGACGTATGGCATTTGCGAGACGATAAATCGTCAGAACGGACTCCAGTTTATCTTTTAGATAAATTGGTTTAACGTCAACACCGAGAAAATAGTGGGCCCCACAGCTCTCCCTGAACGGTGAGTCGTAATGACTCTTCTTTCCGTTTATGCGAAAGCCGTAGAATTCCACCATTTTCTTGAAGAGGTCAAAGCAGACCGACGGCAATAAAACATCATCGCCGTAAGCGCTCACCAGAGAAACATCCTGGTGAAGATAATCTGCGCAGCAAAAAGCTACTGCGTAGAAGATCAGAGACTCGAGTTGAAAGGTGAAGCCGTTCCCCATACTGGAGAACTTCTCCCACCAAACGACTCGACCACTTTGATTCCCAAAGCGCGATCGACAGGCATCCATTACGTGATACCATCGTGGAGGAAGTAATTCCTCGACGACGGAATTCGCAATGGAGTCACTAGCCGAAGAGAAATCAATTGTTGCTATCGAATTGTTAAGACTTCCAATTCGTGCAAGTTCTTGGTTCCTCGACTGCCAGCGCAAGTCGACCCCACACCGTCGGAGACGTCGGCCAATCATGCGACCGATAGACATCTGGAACCATAGGTTGATTCCAGGTTCTATTGCGATAACACGATTAGTCGTTGCATCCTTCGGTACAGTGATGACCTTATTCCCACTCTCAAAACTTTTTCCAAAGTCAGAGAGTGAGAGAGTCTTCCACCACAGAGGATATGCTTTCTCCATAATGGAAGGCCCAATAAGGTTGTACAAACCGCGCGTAATTCCAGTTTCAGACTGGAATTTTCTTGCTGGACTGGCTTCTCGTCGCTTAATTCGCGTCGATGCGCCAGGACCCCAGTCGGGCTGTGAAAAGAACTCTTCGGCCTCGAACTCGCCTAGGATCGAATCAATTTTTCGTATGATTGCGTTATGCAGCCATACGGTCTGACCGGAGAAGCTCGGGTCAGACTGAAGCGATCGAAAACGCGAGTTTGTACGCTTACAAAGAAGTTCGAATTCATCAAACTTCTTAAACGCCACCTCGTCTAGGTCATTGCTAAGGGTTAACCCCTTATACTTTGACAAAAACTTAGTGGCGGCGTAAGCATCCCGTAACCCCACGAAAGATTCATAGTGGGACGGATTGAACTCGAGCGCCGCGAGCTGGTCGTGCTCTCCATTACTGAAGAGCAGCCAGACCGTTAACGCTCTCGGACAATCAAGGGAACGAAGATACTCTTCACATACCTCAGGCATTAAGCCTTTAGTGACGCGATACTTTGCAAGCCCTTTGAGGAACTTGCCACTGCGCTTCTTAGAAGACACGGTGAGCTCTCCTATGGGTTCTTTACCAGGCGTGTATTTTAGTACACGTCTTCCAGCTGAGTCACCATGACCCCCAGCGGCGAGCCCGTTGCATCAGAGGGCGTGCCATCGGAGGCATTGATGGTCTGCAGGAAGAGCGACTGAACGAGCTTGATCATTCTAAGCCGTTCAGTATTGGTACTCCGCTCCGGGAGAAAGAACTCCATGATACACCCGACTTCATACGCCTTCGTCGGGGCCGGCTGAATGCCGGAACCCGTTGAGGGCGAAGTGACTTCGAGTGTAGGCACGAAGAGCTTCACGGTGACCTTATAGACCCGGCTCACTTTCGTGGGCTTGCGGATCTGAAAGGAGCACCATGGGTAACCGACAGCGATACCGCCTGCACGGTTACTGTACCGCGACACACCATTGGCATCTCTGCCGTCGGGGTCGAAGGTATTGTCCACTCCGATGTTCGCGTCCGTCGAAATTCGAGCGGCCGAGTTGTCGAGAATGGAGCACAGCTTGATTTGCCCAAATGCGGGCATAGTAACTCCTGAAGAGTTGAGGTCGCGTCTCGTTTCTTTAAATTCGGCTGCGTCTATCGACGTGGCCGGAAAAGCCAGCTCTTAACAGCGCCAGAGCGTTAGTTGCATGAGTAAGACTCGATAATCCATTCTTGAAACCTGACGGTAGGTAAGCGGTAGGGAAAGTAGTTAGCTTTCCTCGCTCCCACTGAATGGTCTCGCGAACGAATTTCGCTTTCTCATCAAACAACTGCCCCGGCGCCGTTGGAACCTGGCCAAAGAAATTAACGACCGATTGAGCCCTCCGCCTAGTAAATAGTGTGACTGATCCGTCAACAAAGGTCACTCCGTTCCACGCAGTAAGCGTTTCCAGGAATGGACCGATGGGGCTGAACCAATCAACTACGAAGGAGAAAGGCAGGATTTCCCATCCGAGATTAATGGGATTTGCAAAACCCGTCTGATGGAGAAACTGCTGAAGGTGGTCATCAACCTTATACCGAAGCACGTACTTGCAGCGCGTGCGCGCCCAGAAATAGTGCGCGCCCGCAACAGTAGGTGCATGCGTACGGTGTCCGATTGGTGACGCATCAGAGTACTCCACTTCGGCGGTACCTGTCACCCGACGAGCAAAAGGGTCTCCAACACTTAATTGTGCTAAAGACTCGAAGGCGCCATGAATATCCTGAAGGAGCGGTTTCCAGCCATACTGAAGTTCAAGCCAATTATCGGCGAGAGACTTCGTAGGACGGGGACCACTCCCACGGGTTTTAGGCGCTTTCCCTTGCCAGAGGCTCTTAATAGCTCCAGGTATGTTACCACGCCTGAGGCTAGTTATCGCCCCGGTCAATCGCTTACACGTATGTGTAATGAGATTGATCGTTTGGCCGATCTGTGCAAAGTCCTGAGCGAGATTAGCTTCAATCCCGATCTGGGCATTGTCGATCAGCTTACGCAAGGCCTTGAACTCGCTACCCGGCACATGAGTGAACGGGTCATTCGGGACCGGATAAACCTCAGTAAAAGACGTAAACAGGTTAAAACCATTACCCGAAGATGGGATATGGTTCAAAAAGACACCTGGTCCGTCTTGAACCTCAACGATCCTACTGCTGCCAGGATTAACCGGCAGACGGTTGGAGCGTAGTTTGCCATAACCGGGAGTGTTAATACTCCCCCAATCCCGCACATAAGAGTTATATCCCGCAGCTTGAGAATTTAAATTACTCGCGCTTGGGGAATACGACTCCGTAATGCGAAGATAGGTACGAGTACGCACTTCCGGGTTAGGCCTGCTACTACGTCGAGGATGTCTTGAGGAAGACCGGTTACTCCCTGGTTTAGCCAGGGAGGCGACACTGATGCGCGATTTTCTCACAGCATCAGGGATAGCGCCAGTCTTAGGATCAATAGTCAGGACGACCCCTCCGTTAGGAAGGACACGTACTGGCAACTTGATTCTTCGAGTATGGCTTACAGAACGTCCCGCGCCCCATTTGGTATAATGCATGTATGCCTGCACCTCAAACGCGCCTAGCGCCGGTAGAAAAGCTTCACGCCGCAACAGCGAAGAAAGCTGCTGCTGAGGCATGTCGCGAATCAGTCGACGCTTGACGTAGAATGAGAAGCCGACAAACTCTGCATAACCAAAGGTTGGCGGAACGGGGTAACCCCCCGACGGAGGGACTAACTCTGGATGTTGACTCAAGTAGTTTGAAGGAAGGTTCACCAAACCTCCTGTAAAAGGAGACGGAAGAACCGGCTTAAAACCAAAGAGTCGTCGGACCAAGACGCGAACAGGAGAAGGAATAGGCTAAGATAAATCCAGTCTTTAGGACTGAGTTTAAAATAACCCATTCAAATCTCCTTTAAGCGGTTGGTGAGGCGAGCCTCTTGTGTTAAAAGGAGTAGGGATAGAGATAGCGTCCAGAAGGGGGAAACCCCCTTCGGATCCCTATGACAGCAGACCAAGGAGAGACAGCACCCAGAACACCAACTGGGAAACTGCATCCGCGATCTGCTGAAAGAGGTTGACGTCGTTCTCCATCTTGCCTCCCTTTAGCATTTAAACCGTCCCGGCCGTTTTCCTCGCAAAGAGGAGAGCTTCGCACGACCGAGCCAGTGCAGACCGAATAAAAAGCGGCGGGCTATCAAGCTCCGTCACCTTAAACTCGGTCCCGCCCAGGAGATCCTCTCGAAGGGTAAACACTAAAGTAAGTGGATCGACATAGGGGCAACCGTCGGATTGAAACGACGGGTCCCAATTGACGAAACCGCGAACTTCGAGTGTCTTATCCTCTTGAGAATCACCGGGAGTCCAAAGAGTCAAGACGAATTTCTCCATCTTGAACTGATTGGGCTGTACAGACTTAGTCATGCCGCTCTCCTTAAGTTAGGATTGGAC